GCGGCACTTCGTTAAAAAATGCGCCAACGTCGCGGAAGCCGGCCATCTCAATCGTTTTGGCCAAAGTGTTTCGATATTGGCCAAGCGTGACCAGGGGGTTGTTTGGCCCCATCGTGCTCAGAATGCTTTCTTGTTTTGCGATGATCGTTGCAAGCACCTGCATGCGCTCATCGACAGTCGAACTCGACAACGCAACATTAACTTCAACGTCCATGTCAGCGTCCCAGTAGCGCGGGTCGATCGGCACGAACTGATTTGTCAGCCGAACAATCATCGGCTTGTTTTGGTATTTCGTGATTAGCTTCAGCAAACCTTTGAACAGGCGTTTCATGCCGGGTTCTTCGGCAAACATTCGCGCGATCAACTCGACCCGGCTCTGCGCGGCTGTGATCTGTGCGTTTACGGCTGCTTTGGTCGTTGACTGCATCGCGTCCGCGTTCATGCCCTGGCTCAATTTCGTGACGCCTGTGCGCGCCTCTTTGACCGAGTCGAGATAATCGATCAGCGGGAATGCCGACTGCCCCACGAACGGCGTGCTGAGCGCCTGAACCATGCCAGGAGCGCGCATGCGAATAATCGCCCCGGTTTCATTGTTCTGAACGTCGGACAGGTTGACAGAGCCCTCGACCACCGCGGTGCGCGGGTGAATCGACTGCGACAGCGAGTCGAGGCAGTCGCGCATGATTTCGCTTTTCGTTGCCTGCAGGTCGCAGACATCGACCGCTTCACCGATGATCGTATGCGGCGTCGGGTCTGGACAGAAAATCGCGAACGGCACTGAATCGCAGGGCTCGACATTAACAATTTTGTACGCTGATCCCAGGCAACAAACTTTGGTCAATTCCGCAATGCCGCTTGGATTAGGCCATTTGATATACGCTTCGATGTACAGTGCCTTTTTCCCTTCGTCGTCATTGCGGGTTACCGTGTCGGTGCTTTGGTTATAGCGCTCCCAGGATTCTTCGTTGAATTCCAAATCGTTTGTCGAGCTGGCGTTGTCGTTCACCAGGTCGGGGTCGTAACCCATGGCGATCAAATCGCTCACCGTGAGCAGCTGCCGGTGGGCAACCAGAGCGGCGTCGTCAATCGTGCGCGAGCGGCGGTCCACCAAAAATTCTTCCGGGGGAACAGCAGCTACGCAGTATTTGCCGTCGCGTTCTTCGCGGCGGATTGTGCAGCTGAACAGCGCGGGTGATACCACCTGGGCGATGCCTTCTGGCGTGATCGCCTCCTGCGCTTCGACCTCCATGGTCATCTCGACCAGGGCAACGTCCTGGTCTTCGAGCAGCACCGCAATTTCGGGCTCGCTGAGCCCGGAGTACATGTGCTCAGTGACCTGCACGGATTCGTCAAACCACCATTTCACAATGCCGGTTTTGGCGAGAAGCGCGTCTTTGAACGCGCTGTGACAAACAGAATAAAAATTATTTTGTTTCAGGATGTGATGAATCACATCCGTGGCCTGCTCGGCCAGCGGGATGTCTTCCGCGCTGTTCGGCACGAATTCACAGACGCGCTCGGCGCCGGTGAACGTCCGCAGCAACGGCGGCATGAGCGACTGAATCACGTCGCGCACGCTCGAATCCACGTAGTCGCTGCGGCCCTGCTCTTCAGTGCCGTACAGCTCCATCTTATAGGCTTCGATGTTGCGGACGCGCTCGGGCGTAACGCTCTCATCGATGTAATCGATGGCGTCCTCGATTTCAGCTGCCACGGCAGCCTGCAGCGCGTCTAGGTCGTCGCCATCATCTGCGAGTTCGTCTGGTTCGCCGTATTCTGCCAAGTGGTGCCCTCAACGCGCAGGTTGCGCATTGAGTGCTTTTAGCAAAACGACTGCGTCGCGTTTGCGTTTTAAGGCAACACCCCGGGGGAGTGGCGAGATCAAATTTATTTCAGATCTGATCTCGCCATTCGGGGAGTGGCGAGATCAAATTTATTTCAGATCTGATCTCGCCATTCTCGGTCGGGAGCGCAGGCGCGGGCAGGCGATTCAATCGCCTGAAATCGCCTGAATATTATTTTTTATGATTAATTTCAGATATTTAGTGCGATTCACGCAGGCGATTTTAGGCGATTTTAGGCGAATCGATAAGATCGCCTGCCCCCTGGCGCGCAAAAAAAATAGTTCATCGCGCCTATTTTTAGGTTAAGAATCAACCGCTTGCGGGTCGAAATGCCACCCCCGCGCCCAATAGGCGCGATCCATTGCGCCTATTTGCGCAACGAAATCCGAGGAATGTTTCGGCGCAACGGCTTGTTCCAGCTGATGTTGCTCGCGCCGCTCTGCGCGGTCACGGCTGAGCCGGCGAACGTCAGCACGAATGCATCCGCCAGGTCGGGGCTGCGGCCCGCAGCACGCTTTTTGATTTCGTCCTTGGACTCGATTTGCAGCTTGCCATTGCTGGTGAACTTGTAGCGAACCATTGCCAGTTCGTTGATCAGCTCGATGTCGTTCGGCAAATGGCAGTCGCGCTTGCTGAACCAATCGCGGGCGCGATACCACAGTTCGGCGCGTAGGTTGCGATAGGTGCCGGACATTGACGGCGCTTCGCTGACATTGATGCCTCGGACCGGCAGGCCGAGTTCCTGGGCGCGGTCCACGACCCCGGAGCCCAGGCCGATAGCATCAATTAAAATTTCGGTGGGGCGCTGTTCCGGGTCTTCGATGCTTTCATATTCCGCAACCAGGCGCCCGGTGAGTTCCATCAAATCCAGGTTGCGCCACGTTTTGACGGGCTCAAGAACGGTGTTGCCCTGGCGCTTGCAGAGCGCGCTGGCATCAGTTCCGAACCTTGCAACGTCGAAGCCCCAGCTGATCGGCTGTTTTTTCGTTGGCGCCACGTCGCGGCTGACAGCAGCCTCGATGAGCTCCATGCCAATCACCACGTCGTCGTCCGCCAGCGGGAAAAGCCCCTGGACGCGGACGCGGAATTGATTCGAGCGCTCGCCGAAGCGCGCAGCCATTTCAGCAATAAACTCTTTCGACACGCGCGGCGAGTCGTGACAATCGACGCGCATACAGAACCAATCGCTGCGCAGCTTGTGGTGCGTATCGTAAAAAAAGCCGCTGCTGCGCAACGGGTTGCCAAGTAACAGGGTTGTTGCACTGTGACCAGACATCGAGCCGGCGGCAGCCTGAAAAATGCTGTCGGGAATGCCGCTGGCCTCGTCGGCGACCAGCAGCACGTTTTTACTGTGGACGCCAGCGAGCGATTCAGGCGTTTCAGCACGGCTGACCCGAGCCGAAACAAACGCATCAGTCGGACTCGCCTTGAGCTCCACACGCTCCGCTTTCACCTCCAGTAAATCCTGCAGCATTTGCGGGCATTGTTTAATCCAGCTTTTGAGCTCGGCCATCAGGGCGTCATAGAGCTGATTGGTGGTCGGCGCAGTCACGACGATTTTGCTGGGGTATCGCGTCAGCAAGTAATGCAGCATTAACCAGCTGGCGGCCGTTGACTTGCCGCAGCCGTGGCCGCTCGCGACCGACAGCCGCCGATGCCCCTGGGCGACCGCGTCGAGCAGCTCGCGTTGCCATGGGTCCGGCTTGTTGCCCAACACTTCCTCGACAAACAGCGCGGGCGCAGAGTAATAGCGCGTCAGGAATTCTTCGAACGGGTTTTCATTTGCCTGCGGCATCACGCGCTTCCTTCAGCATCTTATGAATGGTGACGTGGCTCGGCGCTTTTTGATCAGGGAATTCTGCCTGGACAATCTTCTGCACGTCGCGCGCAGAAAATGGCCGGCCGCGTTCGTTTGTTTGATGCGCCAGGGCGGCAATCAGCGTGAGCAATGGTTTTTTCTCAACGATCGGCACCAGGGTGGACTCGCGACCGTGGCCCTCGACACGGTAGCCGTACGGCACCGTGCCGCCGATGTAGCCGCCGCGCTGTTTCTTAACGCGCTTGCCCACGATGTTCTTTTTTCGCAGGTCACGAGCATAAAAATCGGAAAAAACCGCCAGCAGGTGAACCATAAACGTCGCCATAGGATTTGAATCGTCCGTCACGTCGCCATGGCCATTGATGATAAGCCGCACTTTGATTTTTTTGAGCTGCTCAAGCACGTTCAAGCAGTCGGCCGCGTTGCGACTGAACCGGTCGATGTTCGAACAGATAATCACGTCGCCGGGTTTGAACACGACCTGGTGCTCCGCGCAGCGCTCGAAGAACGGCAGCGTGCCACTGACGCCACCGTCCTCAAGCCATTCATCGATTTCCAAGTGATTGCTCATCGCAACGCCCGCACACTCGGGGCGCTGCGTTTCGAGCGATGTTCCCAGCACCTGCTCATCCGTGCTAACGCGGATATAGGCATAGACGGTCATTCGGTGTCCTCCTCCCACTCCGCGAACGCGCGCTGGGCGTCGTCCAGGTTATTGAACCAGGGTGGCGCATCAGCGGCGGTGTT